ACTCTCGCTCTTAAACGGCAGATTTTGCACTTGTCGTTACACATGATCAGCCCCACAATGCTTTGCGATTTGAACGCTCAATGTGCGAAACGTTACGATGGCGTTCTGAATAGCCGTTTGAATGGCATCATGCTCATTACAATCGATACGACCGTCTTCTAACGCTTTGTGCATCTCAGACATAATGTCGCCCTGGCATGCTGACGTAGATAATGCTGTCATGAGTATGCTTGCCTGCGTCGCCTCACCATCAACCTGATAAAACACACCGCCAAGACGCTGCGCCATGGCTTGGATGATAGCCGTGTCGTTGGTGTATTCCATGATGGTCAAAGCTTCGTCTAAGCGCAGATGATGACTATCAGTGTTTGGATTAACCTTATTGTTTAATACTGTGCTCGACATACCCATGCGTGCGGCAATGGCTGTTGAGCCGCCATGCTTTGGGTTATGTACTGTGCTGTGTGCTGCGTCGATTACGTCCATCGTGTCCTACCTATAATTAAAAACGTTTTGTTGATGAGTGGGTGGTTGTAGTATCTAACTAACAAGAACGAGGTTTAAAAGATTCTTTAATCTGATCTACTGGAACACCTGAAATATCAGAAAGCACTTTAGAGTACTTGGTTTCATCGGAATACTCAGTGCGAGGCAAAGAGCCGTTTGATGCCCACTTATAGATAGCTCTCTCGCTTAGATTTACCTTTTTAGCGACCGCAGGAATACCACCGCATTCTTTGTTTATGAAATCTTTTAGAGACTGTTCGAGCATGGTTAAATTCCTATTTTAAGAACAATTGGTTCATATTAACAGGTACTGACTTTTCATTCAATAGGAAATACAATTGAACAAACGGTTCATAAGGAATAAGAGATGAATAGTTCAGATGACGCAAAAACTGCATTTGCAAAAAGGCTGAACGATGCTCTGACTGAGAAAGGTTACCCACAGCGTGGCAGTGCTCAACGCTTAAAACGAGAAGCAGGATTTGATATTTCTGATAGAGCTATTAATAAATGGTTGAAAGCTGAGACGCTTCCCGATCACCACAACATAGAGTTGTTAGCCAAATTCTTAGGTGTTAACTTCAACTGGTTGGCTGCTGGGCAAGGCGAAAAGATAACTAAGCCAAGTCCATCTGAGTTAATAAAGAAAATAAGAGATATTGAGAACGGCGGCACAAGGGATAGTAGCACTGCCCCAAAAGGCACCGTGAATGCAACTATGTTTGAGAGTTCCGACAAGGTTCCTATTCTTAGTTGGGTCGCTGCTGGTAGCTGGTCAAACGTGGATTCTGTTTGTTTTGATGACGCTATTGGCGAAGTGTCAAGACCACGCAATTTATCGAAGAATGGTTTTGCTTTGATTGTACGAGGTGAAAGCATGCTTCCTAAGTTTGACCCAGACGATATTATCTATGTAGAGCCAGAAACAGGATTATTTGCATTAAAGAATAACGATCTTGTGATAGTTCAGTGTAATCATGATACTGAAGCTACATTCAAGCAGCTGGTACTAGGTGAGACTTCAGATGACATGTATCTAAGGCCTCTTAACCCAAACTGGCATGAGCAAAAAATGCTGCCGATGGGTGAATGCAATCTAGTCGGTAAGGTGGTGGGTAAATATGTCGAATACTAATGATTGGGCGTATGTATGGATATGCCATTTCTTAAAGCACGCCAAACCAGTCGAGACGCTGGCACTGGGTTGGTGTGTATATCGTGAACCATTGGATTGGGATTAGTTTTGATGCGTACTAGCCAGCACGCTTGAGACTGGCTAAAACTGATGAAGAGAATGATATGGATATTAAATTTTCAGGTTCACCAACTGATGGCATGGCGCTAGTTAGCGTTTATTTAGATGATGACCTCGGTGAAAATATGCCGCTGCAGTCCGCCCAAGTGGACTTGTGGGTGCCTTTTGATGACTCGCTCGAAAAAATGCACGCAAGCGCTCGTTCCGCATTAGCCACTTTTCTACAACAAGCGCTAGAGGCCCTTGAGAGTTCAAATCCTGAATGATGGATTCAATAACTATTTTTGGCTGGCAAGCTGCTTGTACTTGATTGCCATTAATAACAAAGCAAGATAGTTTATCAGCGGACTCAATAATACGAGCATGATCGATATTATCCGCTGATGAATTCTGTAATAAAAGGCGGACTATCTCTAGTCTGATTTCTGTGTCGGGTTTCATATGAACTTCCTATTGTTGGTTAAAGTAATTTAAATGATTAAATGGATCAATTTAAAATTCCAGCGCTTGGCGCAGATGATTAGCCGCTGGTATAACGGAACTGAAGTCCCCTATAAGAACTATGGGTCACTTGTTTTTTTGATGCCTCTTATGGAGTATCACTGGACAGCGAGAATCACTAGAAGCTTTGTAAAATGGTTCTCTAAAAATTGGGCTTTATTTCTGCCAATCCTATTGGCTTTTTTAGCCCTTGTTGTTGCTATCGTTAAATGATTATAAGTTTCTCGGAGGAGGCCAAGTGCCATGCGGATGTTTTTCATAGTCCCTACGAGTAGCCCTTTCAATGCTTTTCGCTGCATCTCTCATAACATGAGCATCGGACGATCGCACAAGATAAAGCGTCTTATAATTCGGCGGCACCCCATCCACTTCTAGCTTTTTCAACAAATCTCCAATCATAAACTCTACTCTGTCCACCTCTTTGGCAGACAATGTACTGTCGTCATCATTAAAAAACCTTCCTAACATCTCACTGGTTTCCGTGATACGAGCGCCTTTCTTATAACCTATCTTGTAAGCCGCAAACGTTGCGAATCCAAAGCATTGGATTGCGATTATTAACGCTAATACCTGTGTAATATCCATAAAAACCACCTAGTTATCTAAAGACTCCGCTAATTATAGCGGTTTTTTTATGTCCTTAGTTCTTTTTGGTTCATTAAAAATGTATTTATGGTTCATTTATATTTGACATATAAGAACCATTGGTTCATAATTAACGCATCACAACGACGCAGAGTAACTGTTATGAACTCAATCAAAGACTTTCTAGCCAGCATCGGCATCCTTGCACTACTAATCCTTGGTATGACGGCAGCAACGGCTGGCGTGCAACACATCAATGACGCATTTAATCGCTCACAAGCAGGTCAAGACGCGCTGATTGCTGAACATAAAGCGTATCTAGCCCAAGACGATGACAACTACGTTACTGACCCTATGAATGGGTTTGATGAAGAAGCCTACGAGGCATCTGAGCAGGCGAAAGCAGCGAGTCATGCCAATCTTTTTATTTCTAATGCTTACGGGAGAGAGTGATGACGACCTATCACTTAAAGCAGTCTATAGCAGGATGTCTTCGAAACAACCGTGTTGGCACTATCGATTTTTTGGAAGATGGAAACGGTAATCCTCTATCTGATGCTGAAGCAAGAGTTGAACTAAACAAGCTGTTAGAAGCAGGTCACACCGTTATGCCGGTTGGTGACGACTGCGAAGGTTTTGATGTATTTGGTGGCGGCTGTCCTGGTCATGAGCCGCTGGCAGGAGATGCTTTATGTCGTGCGATGTTAGAAAGAGGTGATAAGTACGTGATGTGCCTCGGTGGAACATTGCAAGAAAACGTGGTTGTAGTTGCTCGGTACAGCGAGAAGCGGTTTTACAACCATAAAGGCGAAAGGGTGTTTTTACTAACGCCAATCAATAACATGGGCGAACCATTAACAGCTAAGGAAGTCGGATTATGACTACGCAATTAAAAGAACGCCCGTTAGTACTTACTACTGAAGAAGTCAACGCAGTTCTGGCAGGTCATAAGACGCAGCATAGAATGCCATTATCATCACAGCCGTGCATTGACAATAATGGCAGACAAATCCTAATTATTAATGGTGTCTGTGTAAGTGAGTTTAATACTAACCACAGACCATTTGACGAGGCAGTTAAAAGAATATTACCAAGAACAACTGCCGCGCCTTATAGCATTGGTGATCGGCTGTGGGTGCAGGAGGATTTCATACCTGACCCGCCAGCCGGTCATGATGCGTGGGAAGATGAAGATAGCGTCACTAATTATTTTCAGTGGGACGGGTGCGGCAGTAAGTTATCAGAAATTCCCAATAGATTACGCACTTCTGAACACGTCATATACAAGGCAGGACAGGACGACCCAGACTCTATGATGTGGTTTAACGCTTTGCAGATGCGCAAATGGGCTAGTCGCCTACTTTTAGAGATAACCGATATTCGCATCGAGCGTGTGCAGGATATTAGTGAGGATGACGCCCTGTCGATGGGTTTGTCAAGACTGACTAAAGATAGTGGTCGTACATACAAGTATGGTTTACCCGATAAAGACGGATTTCCCGGCAACGACGATTATGGTTGGCACTGGTCTGAATGGGATGCTGACCACAAGGTAGCATTTGCAAGATATTGGGAAAGCATGCAGGGCAAAGGTGCGTGGGATCGCAACGACTGGGTTTGGGTGATTGAATTTAAAAAGGTGGATGACTAATGGCTGATGATATTGATCGCGCTGGTGAGCGCATAGATGCTGAGATGGCAGCTCGTCTGCGTGTCCTACCAACGTTTAGTATGCCGTCATTGCTTGATTGCCAAGCATGCGGTGAAGAAATACCAAGCAAGCGACGCGCCATTGGTGGTGTTACCCGGTGCGTTGACTGTCAAAATCACTTTGAAGGACGGAGATAATAATGGATCTAATCGAATTAAAAACAGCTTATTTAAAAGCTATGTTATGCGCTGCTGCCAAATCAGACGTTAGATATTACTTGGAAGGTGTTTACTTTGTCGGTGGTGATAACAAAGTATTGGCCTACTCTACTGATGGTCGTCAGCTATTGCGCTGGATTGTGTGTGAAGACTACAAGGGCGATGACTTCGATTACATCATTAACCGCCGTGCTATCAAGGACGCTATTAAGACCAAGTATCACATTCATTTAGAAACCTCAACTGGCGACATTGTTTGCGCTAAAAAAGAGCACTTTAGAAGATTTAAAGGTTTGATTGATGGTAAATACCCAGACGTTAAGCGTGTTGTTTCAGGCTACATTGATAACATCAAGTCAGAGAAAGACGAAAATATATTGATCAATGCTAGCTACTTAAAGAGCTTAAGCAAGATAGGTAAAACAGTCGGAAAACATTACAAGATTAAAGATGTACCAATACGCCTTTACAGCTCAAAGCCAGTGAATGCTATTACTAATATATTTACATTCAATGGTAATAAAAACCTCATGTATATCGTAACCAGTTGCCGTTCCGTGGCTGTTACGGACGAAGAGCATCACGCGGTTTTGATTGACGACCATCCAGTACCAAAGCCTGAAGTGCAACAGTGGCTTGATGATGACTACGGTGCGATATGCGGCGTCAGCAATAAATCACCAGATGAAGCAAAAAGGATGGCTGACTTTGCTCGGAAAGTCATTGTTGACTATGACGATGATGGCTATATGGACTCAACAGGTGATATTTGGCGGTTTGTTTACTTTATTGATGCTGTTGAGCGAAAGCCTGTTACTGCATAAGGAGAATGTCATGAATAGCGATACTTTAAAACTACTCCATCAGATGGGCTTAACGCCTCTTGATTGGGTGGACGCCAAGCAGTTCTCTGAATTAACGGGCATTGCTGAGCAGAAACTTCCTCACCGTAAGCAACACTGGCCAGAAAACGTTGTTTGGACGCGAGAAAGTAATAATATATATTACTCAATAAGAGGATATAACAA